ATGAACCGTGCTTACCTCTCCTTGCATGCCCACGATGTAGCCACTCTCAGTGATGCCGAACTCTTCGGTCGCCTGGCTTCACATTTGCCCTTCGCACTAGAGCCCGGGCAGCGCACCGCGTGGAATTACCAGATCCAGCACTTACGCGAACTGGCGCGAGAATTACCCAATGCCCATGCCTTCATGGAGTTTCTAATTCCTCGTATGGGACGTCGAGCTGACTTGATCTTGCTGACCAATGGCATAGTGTTTGTGATCGAGTACAAACTCGGCGCGAACCAGTTTGATCGCTCTAGCCTGAACCAAGTCTATGGCTATGGCCTTGATCTCAAGCATTTCCACGAAACCAGCCATAGCCTGCCGATCGTACCAGTTTTGGTCGCCACCCATGCGCCGCGTAATGATGACCTGCACGTGCAATGGGATAATGATGGCCTAGCGCGACCAATAGGTGTCAATGCCGCAGGCCTTCTGCAAGCCATCAACCATCTGTGTCGCACCTGGAATAGCTCCCCGATTGATGTTGCAGCGTGGGAAGTTGGGCGGTATCGCCCGACGCCAACCATCGTAGAGGCTGCCCAAGCGCTGTATCAGGGACATGCGGTCGAAGAAATTTCTCGTTCCGAGGCTGGAGCCGAGAACCTTACAAATACTGCCGATTATGTGGCTAATGCGATCGAAGCAGCGAAGCGAAACAAACGCAAAATTATCTGTTTCATCACTGGCGTCCCAGGTTCCGGTAAGACATTAGCAGGCCTCAATCTCGTCACAGCACGCCAACGCGCTCATAGCGATGAGCATGCCGTTTTTCTTTCGGGCAATGGCCCCTTGGTGGATGTCCTGCGCGAGGCGCTGGCCTTGGATGCCGTGGCAAGGGCACGTGAAACCGGTACCAGCACGACCAAGGTGCAAGAGGATCGCCGTGCAGCCACCTTCATCCAAAACATCCACCACTTTCGCGACGATGCACTCATCTCTCAAGATGCCCCGGTAGAGAAGGTCGCTGTGTTTGACGAGGCCCAACGCGCTTGGAATGCGGAACAGACGTCAAAATTCATGCAGCAGAAAAAGGGCCAACTTGGCTTTTCTATGTCGGAACCCGAATTCTTGCTTTCGGTAATGGATCGGCACCAAGACTGGTGCGCGATCATCTGCCTGGTGGGCAATGGCCAAGAAATCAACACCGGTGAGGCTGGCATTAAAGAATGGCTATACGCACTGGAGCGGAGCTTTAAACATTGGCAAGCGCACACTCCCAACAGTCTCGTGCATTCATGCATGCTCACTGAAGGCGTCACCGCACCAGCCCTCCATTTGGCCACTTCGCTACGATCTTTCCGAGCCGAGAGCTTATCTGATTTTGTTGGTCATGTGATCGATGGCGATGCAACTGCCGCACGAGAAGTAAAAAACACGCTAACTAATTTTCCTCTCTACATCACACGGGACCTTGAGCACGCGAGGCAGTGGCTTCGTTCCAAATGCCGTGGCGCTGAACGGACAGGCTTGCTGGCCTCGTCCAATGCCTCCCGCCTCAAGCCATATGGCGTGTTTGTGAAAGCCAAGATAGAGCCGACCAAATGGTTCTTGGCTCCGAACGATGACGTGCGATCGTCTGATGCGCTTGAAGATGCCGCCACAGAGTTCGACATTCAGGGCCTGGAATTGGATTGGACCTGTCTGTGCTGGGACGCCAATTACCGACGTGAGGGAGATCAATGGCTCGCCCTACAATTCAAGGGCACGCGATGGCAAGCTGTGAATGACGAAGCACGCAGGGCTTATGTGGCCAATGCCTATCGCGTGCTATTGACCCGCGGCAGACAGGGCATGGTGGTTTTCGTGCCCGAAGGCTCTAGCGAGGATGCCACACGAACGCCCACGATTTACCAGGCCATCTATGCCTTCCTGAAAGATTGTGGGTTCGACGATTTGGAGAGTATAAATTCGGATCTCGCGCCGCGGTTCAGGCTTGCTGCAAGTTAACTACAGCCCCCTGAAGTCTCTCCGGAGCCTGGCATTGGGCAACACCCAAAGGTAACCGATGTGCGGTAGCTCTTCCGATACCATGTCGGCATTATTCACTCGGTCATGGTATCGGTATTTTTTCAATGGCACTCCCATCCAAATGCCATGAAAAATGCCATTGATAATATAAGCAACATCATCAATGGCATTCAATTTTACAGCATCAAATCAATAAATTAGAAAACCGTCCCCACTCAATTAAATACGGGAATTGTAACCTATTGATTTAATGATGCAGATTACATTATCAATAAAATCAATACCGTCAATAATGCCGTCATTCGCTGATTGTGACCACCGAACCGGATGCAACAATCGGCGCAAGGGAATCATACGCACGCTCGCAGGTTAATCCCCTGATTCGAGATCGGTCAAGCGCTGCCGCCAATTCTCCCGCTCTTTCGTCAGCGCGCCGGAACAACTCGGCGAGCACAACGGCCCCGCCGGATCCTGTCTGGCCTCCGCCGGTAGCTCCGGCATTGCGGGCGCGTTCACTTTCTGCCAGTCGCTTGGCAAGTCTTTCGGCTTTGGCGTGCAGGCTATCAGCAGTAGCGCGGGCATTATCAGCATCATCTTTAGCGGCTGCCAGTTTATTCTGTGCATCTTTACGGTTTTCATTTGCGGCCCTCTGTCTTCGTTGCTCTTCTTCCCGCGCCTCGGTCTGCCGAAGCGCCAGCGCCACGGCGTCGCGTCCATCGCGCGCCGACCAGTCGGCTTTCCATTGCAGATCTGCTTTCTGGTAACCGGCATGAAAACCAGCGCCATACAGCACAGCCAGCGCAATGGCTGCCAGCAGGAACGCAACAAGCGGCTTCCAGTAGCGTTTTAGGAATGCGGCTATGATGTTCATGTCAACACCTGCCGAGCCAGTTCGAAGCGCTCGCGCCGATCTTCGATCCCATTGCGGCCGCCGTTGATAACCAGCGTAACGCGTTCCATATCTTCGCCGTATTGACCTAACCGTCTGGATTTCCAGAACCAACCAGCCGAGCGCATTGCGTTACTGTCCTGTTCCAGTAACTCAGGTGATGTGACGAGATCCAGTTTCAGGCCCGCGCCACACGCCCGGTAGTTGTCCAATCCGGTAATCTGAATCAGACCGCGCCCGCGATATCGCCAGCCGTCGCTTTTGCCTTTATTACCCAATCTGCCCGCATAAACCAGATTAGCGATCGCCTCCTGGTTAGCCGGCCGCTTCGGTGTTCTGCCTAACATATCAGCCAGGTACTGAGTGATACGCCTCCCAAACGTGGAAACCAATGCGGCTGGAGTGTAATTCAGGGACTCAACAACGCGAGAGAAACCGGCAGACTCGTGACCAACCTGAGCGATAAACATCGAACGATCTGTCGATGATTTGATGTTGAACTCGTCGAATGTAGCCATAATATGCGGGTGCCAACGAGTGGCTAACGCCGTTGATATTCCTGACGCGTTACGGAATTGTTCGATATTCATGATGACCTCGCCTTGAAGATCTGCACGACGTTGCCGCGAGTTCTAATCACGGCGGCCAGCAGGAACGCGCGCAATGCGATGTCGTACCATTCGACTGAAACATGCGCACCGTAGAGTGTTTTGATAGCGATCCATCCGGTAATCACCACTACCGCATAGGCCAGCCAGTTACCCCAGCGGCGGTGACGCGCGCCGTTCCGCTGGAATGTCAGCACCCTGAGTGCGATAGCGGCACACATCAGGGCATTAGCGATAAGCAAAGCTTCATGAATGGTCATCATCTCTGCCTCCCGGTAACAGACTTTCCGGCCTGTCTGCGCGCCGGTAAACCACTTGACCTAACTTCACGGAAACGATAGCAACCACGAACGCGCCAGCGGCGTCTACACTGCCACGCTCGAATGATTCCATCGTGATTCCGGGAATGGCATTGGCTACGCCCATCAGGACGGTAGCCATTGGTTTGTAGGCGATCAGGCCAGAAATCAGGCTGATTAGTGAGAAGAAAAGTCGTCGTTTAATCGGGTATTCTGTTGCTGACGTGACGAATATCACGGCGCCAGAAAATGCCCCTAACACCACCTCTGCTGGCAGGCCGGCAAGGAACGCCGAAATTGCCGTCCCCGCCAGTGCTTGAGTGACACCGGAACTGCTGGTTACCGGTTCAGGAATCATGTGGCCCACCTTATCAATGTATCCGTATTGGTGTTAACAATAACAAAAATATACCATATATGGTATTTTGGTAATTATTCAAACAAAAAAATGCATACCTTGGAATATTTTTCTTGAAACTAACAATTCATGTCATTTACAATTAAAGTCACCACAGCGCAAAGAACATCATTTCCATTATTCAATGTCGCCTTAGGTGAGCAAAGTAAACCAATAGATGTTTTAATTGATGTTTTGAATATTGTTTCTCTTGGGAGAGATAACAATGGTACCGTGGAGTGTATTGCAACTATCGATGGTATTTCTGGAGGCGTAATAGTGTATCCGTTTGTTTACTCAGGAAACGGGCACCCACTGGATGATGCTGAAGAGCAGGTAAAAGCAATGTTAACAACAAAATAAATAATCCCCGCCATACCGGCGGGGTAGCGCTTTTAATCTATTATCGAGAAGTTGCTCAAGTATGTTTCTTTTGCTAAGGAGAATACCTCATAAGCATCCCCACTGAGAGTGCCTACGTTAAAATCGAATATTTTATTTCCCTTGTCCTCTCCATCATAAATTCCGATAGAACTGATATAAAGATCGCCATCTTTCACAGTGTCATCTATGTAGGCAAAACATCCTGGCTTCGATTCGCCATAGCGAGAGCTCATAGATATGTAATCACCTTTCATATAAATCATATCGTTCCCCATGCTGCTCTGAAGATGGAATAGGCGTAAGCGCTATTCAGGTATGATGTGTAATCGCCTGCGATATAATCTTGGCTGGTAACATCCCATTTCCTGACGACTGCATAAGATGATGTTACGCTGTGAACAGAGTAGTAACTTCCGTTTATCAGCATGAACTCCCCCGCAGCCAAAAGCGCACTACTCATAGCAATAACAGTTTCACCCGCTACGATGGAGTTATAAAGTGAATAAGCTGGCCCCCAACCACTGTTTGAAGGCAAATTACCCGTGGACCGAATGAAGTTATCCTCGCCTGTCGTCGCGGAGTACATCATGTACGGCGCGGTAAATGAGCAACGGTAGTACCGGGTATTGTTCGCTGATGGCCAGCCGCGAGGGGTGGTATTGTAGGGTATGCCATCCGTCTGAACCCCGTTATAGACCTGCTGCACCATTCGGGTGTAGACACAGCCGTTTGAGGTTTTAGGAACGTAGAGGAAGCAACGACCGATGTTTTCATGATTATTTACCCCAATATCAACGTAAATCATACCTCCGGTTGTCACAAAGGAATCAATGCAGTTTTTTAACGTATTATTGTATACGCGTGTATAACCTACAGCGTTTTTCCAGCGGATGCCCTGGCTGCTCGTGACATCTTTACCCGTAATCGTGCACCCGGTAACTGAACAGTTATACGCCGCTGTATTTATCCGGTTAAAGAAAACTCCCGAATTGGGAAATCCAAAGATAACACAGGCAGAAATGGTGGCATTTCCGCAGGATTCGATAAAGATTCCAACGGAAATATCACCCACTGTGCAATTAGCTATAACAACATTTTCAGCAATACCCTGACCGGTCTCATCGGTTACGTTACCAAAGATATCAATGCCGTTATCACCACAGGAGGTTACGGTACATCCCGTAATGGTCATCCCATTGGGACGCTCACACTGAATTCCGATATACCCTACATTATGCACATAGCAGTTTAATATCCGGGAGTTAGAACACCCGTAAACTGCATTATTTGCACGCCGCAGATAAATGCCGCCCGATGTACTGTCAAACGCCTTAACGTTATCAATGGTGACATTATCCGAGTCCACGATATTAATGCAGGTAATTCCCGTTCCGGAAGCGTTGCTACGGCTACCGTTAAACGTGATCCCCTGTATCTTGCAGTTATCGGCAGCGCCTTCCCAGTTAGTAATGATTGCACCGCTGGATGAGCCGGTAAAACTGCTATCAAGAGTGATTGAGCCACCGCCCATCAGTGTTACGCCACTGCGCATACACAGAGCGCCACGCCCGGCAGCGACCTCACCCGGTATTAATACTGAGCCAGGGTTTAAGGTAACAGTATAGTGCCCACCAATAAGAACGTTAGTAGGGCCGACACCTGACAGGTAATTTGTGTGGGCTTCATCAATTGCTGATTGTATATATACTCTGTCGTCGTTGATTCCTCCAAGAGCACCATGCATTTCAGGAGTAATGAAACTTAACCCGCCGATTAATGCAGCCCCATTAGTTCCTGCAAGCTTTATTGCAAGATCCGCTGTATCTGTCTCCGCTGCAACAGGCACGAAACTACCAACGTTATTGCAGCCTACAAGCATATTTGATCTGAGATCAGCGTTTGCATACATCGGCACGCTTGATTCTGGAACTCTGAGAGTCCTGGAAAAGAGGTCTTCGGAATGCTCAATTGAATCTGATACTGAATTATCTACGTAATTTTTTGTTGCAGCATCCTGCTGGTTTACAGGATCCTTCAGATTTCTGATTTGATTGCCAAGAGCATCATAGAAATTGGCTATGAAGGAAGGCTTACGTAACGCTAGGCGTAAGAAACTGAAACACTGCTGGATCAGCATCGTAAGCTTATCGAATGCATCTTCATGAACTTCTGCGAAGAACTTACCCTGGTTGCGCAGGTCGGTTCCCTGTAACAGCGGCATATTGCGCTCAAGCAGAATGCGCCAGCCGATAGGTAGCGCGTTGGTCAAAATGACGTTACCGCCGGAATAGGATTTAACGCCGGTCAGCGTGTAATCGGTATTTAAAACCAGCGTGGCTTCATTGCCGTCAAGGTCAGCGGTTTTAACCAGCATGTAGGATGAATTGGTAATTCGGAAGCGATAAGGGAACGTGGTTGTAACGCCGTTGCCTGTGTACTCTTCGTGAGAAACTTCGGTCGATACGGTCATGGTGAGTGCTCCGGTGTTGTTTACACGGATACATTACCAAAAATCAACCATATTTGCATGAATATGGGTAATCATTAAATCGTGAAAATTTGAGATAGGCTTGATCTTATCCCCTTCTGAATATACTGTATAAATGAACAGTATGTAAGGGAATGTTTCATGAAAAATAAAACAGATCGTCCTAAATACAGTTACCCAGCCAGGGAAAACTACAGCAGCGAGATTCACACTAATGAGGGGGTTGGCCGGCTTGTTGCCGACTCATATATTGAACGACTGCTAACCGAGCTTGAAGATGAGGGAGTGGACGTTAGCGGCCCGCGCGCGGAGCTGACCGCCATCAAGAATTTTGTGAAGTACAGCAATAAATTTAGAGTTGATGTAAAAAACCATGCATTATTTTTGGTTAATCGGTGTGAATGATTACCTGAGCAACATATTGTAATTAATGGAATTAAAACAAATCAGGTAATTTTAACATTGTTAAATTGCGCAATGATTACCCGCGTGGTAATTTGACACCCTATGCACAACGCGCCATAGTGATTACGCACCTGCAAAATCAGGTGCCGGGATTGGTCTCCTGAAGAACTAAGTGGCGCACAACACGCGCTGGCGTGTTTTTTTTGTGCATTCGCTTCGCTGCATCTATCAATGGTGGGCTGGGCGGAGGCGTCGCAAGACGCGCCAGTAGCCACTTAGGCTGGTAGACCAACTCCGTTCAGTTCACCACCAGAAGATTGGTCTCGATGGTGGTGATAATTCACTAAGTGGAGTTATCATTATGAACACCAAAACATCTGTGTTTTCTTTCGACTCATCCGTAAAAGTTCGCGTCCTGTCCGTTGATGGTAATCCGTGGTTCGTTGCTGCTGATGTCTGCAAAGCTATCGCTCTCGATAACACTTCAATACGTAAGTTAGATGATGATGAAAAGGGTCTGCATTCAATGCATACCCCTGGCGGGATGCAGGATGTAAGCATTATTTCCGAGTCCGGCCTATACACTCTGATCTTGCGCTGCCGTGATGCGGTAACGCCGGGTACCATCCCCTACCGCTTTCGTAAATGGGTAACTGGTGAGGTCCTTCCTTCTATCCGCAAAACCGGAAAGTATGAAGCTACCCCAACAAAAGCCAAACCCCGCGCCCTACCCAAGCCGGTGGCAAAGGACAACATTACTCGCCTACCTTTTGTGTCTGCCCGGTTCGATCGTGACGAGACGCCGTATTGGACGCTGCCATCTATCGGCGGCTACTTCCGTGGCTATGAGGTTGGTGAGTCGATGGCTTACCTGTTCCTCAAATTCCTGAATGAGAATAAGGTGCCTGCTGAGGTTGGTTACAACTATTACACGCACATCATGTTTTCGCTGTTCCATCGGTACGAACTTGAGGGCGGTCAAGCAGCGGAAGCGGCGCAATCAGAAGAGGAAGGATTCAATAGCATACGCGGCCAGTTGTGCGGCTTCATGAACACCACATCAAAGTGGATGGTCTCGGCGGCCAACAAAATGGATAGTGAAGCCAATCGCTTTACCGAGGCTCAGTTACTGGCAGTGGCAAATAATGCGTTAGGATGCAGCGTTAAAAAGTTGCATTATAAAGCTTAAGAATTCAAGGGCCCGTTTTCGGGCCTTTTTTAATGCGAGTTTTCGCAAGAAGTTTTCAGCGCGCTTAAAAACTCTGGTTGAAGTTTGGACGAATTTAAACGAGAATTACCTTACAGGTAACACAGGAGGCCGCCATGAACGTAGTAAAATTTCCGCGCGCCTATACGGTAAACGTCATCCATGATGAAAACGTATGGGTAGGCGTATGTGATGATCTTGGTTTGGTTACCGAAGCTGAAACATACGAAGCCCTTACAGAAAGAGTGTGGGAGATTGCGCCAGAACTGTGCGAGCTTAACGGGCTTTGCAGAAGCAGAAGTGGCAATATTCGCTTGGCGTTCACTCATGAGCAATCCAACGACGAAAGGATTGCACTCTAAAAAATGGGAAACGGGCTATATCCTAAATTAACCGAATTGCTACTTTCAGCAAATTGTAATTTTGAAAGGCAAGGCAAAGGTAGCCATGAGATATGGTATAGCCCGATAACCAACAAAAGATTTAGCGTCCCCTTCTCTGTCGTATCCACGCACACCGCCAATGGCATATTGAAACAAGCAGGTTTGCCGAAATACTTCTAAGGCCCGAGGGCCTTATTTGTTGTGACATGTCACGCTATTTATTACTCATCCATTTTGGTGGTTCTTTGCAGCGAAATGATTCCTGCATAGCGGCTATGACCAAACTCTCAGCTGAGTTAACTCTCTGATTGGGGTTGTCATTTAGGTATTTATAAACAACATCGGCATAGGTCTGTAGCCTTCCATTGGGCTGACAAAAAACCTGAGCGCCCTCATCCCCGTATGCGTCAATGACTGACGCCACATACCCTATGAACACACCAGTCTGAAGTTGGTTACCGGGTTTACTACGACCCCCTTGCTCGGCTTTTTTATATTCTTGAGCATATTGGTATAATTGTTGACCATCGTAGAACTTTGCTTCTGCTGGTAACAAGAATGAGAAAAAAAGAGCGCAAGAAATATATTTGGCATTCATTGTCATTTCCCTAACATAAATTGTGATGGAGGTATTAAAAATTCATTGCCCTGCTCGCGCTCAACTCGGCGCTGATAGCGTTCCAGAGAACCGGGATCTAACCCGTCCTGTATGCGGTTAAGAATCAGCCCATTCATCGCTGTGCGCAGCCAGAATATGTTCAGGAATGGCGTGTTGTCCAGCGCGGTGCGATACCAGTCACCAAGGTCTGCATCGCCGCGCGTCGTCTGCTGCAACAATGTTATCATCGCGTCAGCATTGGAAGCTGCCGGACCCATAAGTGAAGTAATCGGCCCCGCGCCCATGCGGTTACCAGATCGGCAATGTTGGACGCTTCATCGAACACGACGATGATGCGCTTGCGCTCGTTGTGCAGCCCTGCAAACGCCTCGGTGTTGTGCTCAGACCACGGAATAGCATCAGCACGCCAGCGCTTATCATGCCCAGGATCGTTGCTGTACATCGCCGTTGCGGTAGTTGTGAACCAGTCCTTTGTGATAGCCAGATTCGACCACTTGATGACCTCAGGCCATGTTTTTGTGCGTAACTGGTTCTCGGTGTTGGCGGTCACGACAACTTTGCAATCCTCGCAAGTCGCCATGCCCCAATTGATTAGCATAGAAATGAATGCACTATTGTGTGTAACAATAAAGTCACGCGCTTGATATAGGCCGGTTGAATCATCAATAGATATGCACATTGCTGGCATATCACCGATGTATTCAATGCCTTCTATCCAACGCTTTACATAGCGATCTTCCGATGGCTTATATGCATTTTTTTTATGGGCCACACAGAATGGATTGAATGGTGCGTTAATAGTTACGCGCCAACAATCCCTACCAGGAACCTTGTTTCCGTCTCTATCGCGGTATGATGGTTTTTTTACAGATGGATGCATCATTGCTTTACAACCAAGAGAGCGAGCCAACCAGATAACGTCATCTGCTAATCGCTTACTTGTTGTGCTGTAACCTATAGATCCAGATGCATGCACCTCGCCGTCAGTATCAAGAATGCCGCACAGCAAACTATTGCGCGTTTCTATGCTGTTGTACTTGTACAAATCTGGAATATAACGTTCATGGGATCCCAGCCCATACAGCCCGGTGGCTTTTAGTGCGGAGTGTTGACCAACAAGTGCAACGGCATAACGATCTCGACGCTCTACATTCACACCCAAGCCAGATAGTTTTTCGAAAATCTCATTATCCGGCTTCGTGTATAGAGATTTATTTTTCCCGCCGTCACCAATCCACACGCCCAGCATGTATGCATCGGCAGGAATAGGCTTAAATGGAAAATCGACAGCACCCTGAGTAGGGATTTCCCACTGCCTAGCCATTGATACGCCATTCTTCCTCTTAACTCCCTGGCGCAATATTTCTATCGTTTCCATCGTTCTCCACGATGAAAGGCCATTTCTTCGCTCATTCCTGCCCCTGACATTCCACAAGTGACCGCTGGAAACATCAAGATACGATCTATCATCAAATGTGACTCGATACATGGGGGCTGATGTGTAGTTTTTTGTCGCAGATACGCGCACAGCGGATCCGTTTATACCAAAAACCTCATCACCAACAGAGATATCACCCCATACCTTGCGACCTTGCGGCGTATCAATAAAATCATCAATCCGCTGTGCTTTCCCGATACCGTGGCCGCTGGCGCGAGCAACCATTAACGGCTGGTGTCGCGTTTCAGGGTTTTTCAGGTGTTCAGCAATGTCTTTAAATGCCTCCGCCTGCCATTCTCGCGGCCCGGTGTGTCGCTCAAGCTCCGTACCCTCTTCACCCCAAGGGAAAGCGTACAGAGCGAAGCTGTACGGGTCATGAGTAAAGCTGGCGATATCCTCGATGAGTTGCTCTTGCTCGGTCATTTTTCGCCGCCATTAACACGTTTACGGGCTTTAGCCATGCGGTCGGAAACAGTGACATTCACATTGACGTCAACGCGTTCCTTGAACGCATTAACATCGACATGCTTACCGATCAGTTCAAGGTTCTTAACCTTGTCCGGCCACTTGATTTTTTTGAGGATTGTCTCGGCGGTAGTCTCATCGTAATTGAGAATGGTCGTTGAGATATCCAACCCCGACAGCGTAGTGCGCCATACCTTCGGCCACTCGCTTACCGGCTTCAACTTCCCTTCATCAGTGAGGATGTCGAGCACGTCCATCTGGTCAATCTCGGCAAGGCGTTGTAGGACGTAGTCGGCGGTGATGTCGGTGCGCTCATTGCGTTCAGCTTTCAACTCAGCAATACGCTTCTTAATGTCTACTTTAGACCACAAGCGGGACGCCTCACGATTTGCGTATTTCTCGGCATAACCGGCACGTATAGCGGCTTGAGTGAGGTTTAAATCAACGAGGTATTCACGGCAGAAAGCCTCCTGTTTGTCTTTCAGTGCCATACCGCCTCCGGTAATCATTTGGGTAATCATTACATCCAATCATACCAAACATTACCGGCGCGGTAATTATTTAGGCCAAAAGAAACTTTTTCCACCCATTCGTAACCCAGCACGCCGTATCACCCTGCATGCAGCAACTGTCAACCGGCAGCACATCACCGCACTTGCCGCACCGCTGCTTGCTAATCGCCTTAATGCGAAGTTTAACCCGCGCATCATCCTGACGGATCAGCATTTGAATATACTCTTCGCGGTCGTAAGCATCCTTGCCCGGTCGCCGCGCCTGCCGGTTACGGTCAAGCATTTCCAATTCCTGAGCATCAAGCGACAATTCCATTTTCGTTATACCCTGCTCTTGTTGGCGCTTACGCTGGGCCGCTTTGCGCTCTGCTGGGGATTTAGGCATCTTTCACCTCAACATCAATCCATGTCACGACATCATCATTAATCGAGATAATCAGGACATCGTTCTCTGTGAACGGTGAAAGTGGCTCGCTCTCAGGCTGTAGATGTAACCTAATCATTCCGTGATAGGTGATGTATCTGACCCTATACCACTCATCAAATACTTCGATAACATCACCTGGAGCGATATCAATCGGTCGCTTCTTTGTTAAAAGTCGAATTGCCATCACTCCCCCTCAACCGGTATAATTGATCCCGCCTGCGAAAATGCCTCTACCCATTTGCGGGATTCAGCCAACGCTAAATCTGGTCGGCCCTGAGTCAAGCAGCCGACTATGTAACCATGAGCGCCAATTGCTTCGATGAGAATTTGTTGCCCGATCTCTGTCGTCTGCTCCGATTCAACATTCACCACCCGCTCACGCTCTGCTGCTAACTGCTGCTTTAACGCGTCAATTGCTTCTAGAATTGATTCGTTATCCCCAGCACACCCCAGCTCATCAGCGAATTCTTTCTGAACTTTATCCGCACTTTCTACAATGAACTGTAATCTTGCGTTCTGCTGCTCAAGGGCTGCGATGTGGTCGAGAAGGCGGGTAATGTTTTCAGGAACTATCGCCAGCTCATATTCGTTTAACGCTACAGAGTGGTCTGTTGTTACTAGCGCTCGCCTTGTGTGTGAAACATCCTTAAGTGCCTGTATTTTTGTTTCAATATCCGCAATCACTTCACTAATCGGTTTGTTGTTCATGCTGCACCGCCAATACGCTTCAATTCGTCATGGGCCTCACACATCAGGCCAATGGCTTTCAGTTTCAAGCTCTCTAATTCCCCTGCGACTTTATTGGCCTCTTTTGCAACAAAATCTAAGGCTGTAACGTAGACAGGAAAGAACGCATAATGCTCATCCATGTACATCGTTCCGTTTTTTGAGTAATTAACTTTCAACCTATATCCCTTATATGTTCGCTTAATTACCTCCCGCTCTGTAATTAAAGGGACGAGGCCTTTTAGCTCGCTAGGAATGTAATTTTTTGTGACAGGATTTCTATCAACTACAAAAATGGTATTCATACCTTCCCCTCCCGCAATTGTTGGGCGAATTCCTCTAACTCTTCTATCGTAAGTTCGGCGGGTACATTCCCAGCGGTAGCCCAGCAGATTAATTTATCAACCGCCTTTGCCCCTATTTCACGCAATGCGGCGTCAGTTTTCGGTGTTTTCATGGCTGTTTTAAGAATGTCTGCGTACCATTCTGCGTATTGATATTTGAGGACATTTCCTCCCAATTCCTCCCACATATCAGGAGCGGTAGAAAACTCAGCGGCTGATTTCAGCGCCGCATTCTCAGCAACCAACTCATCCCGCTGGCGTTCGAGTTCTGCGACCCTGCGTTTCAACTCCTGACGATCAGCGATAGATGCCTCATAATTGGCCCCTACAAGCTTTAACTGATTTAAAATATCCACGTTAACCCCTCAAAACTCCTCAACTTCCCACCCGCCACCAGCTTTAACAGCCCGTGGCTTTATGGCGATAAACCGGAATGGATAGATGTCAGCCGCGACTTTGATTTTCACGCGGGCATCATCCTGCCAGTACCCTTTAACTTCATGCATTTCAATGGTTCCGCTGGCGGTCATTACTGCAAAGTCCGGCGTGTAAAACGTGTTATCCGCCAGCCTCAACTTGACACCCTCGAACCGATACCAGAGAACTTCCCCTGCCCGCTTCAAAATCTCCAAATGCTGCGAGTAGGCGGTTTCGGTCTTATTCATCTGCCCGACTTTGAGACGCCCCAACGCAAACGAACTATTAACCCTTTTCATTGCACTCCCTAATTACCCCCATTGGTAATAACATTACCTAACAGGTAATCTTTTGCAAGTAAAAAATGCGATTCTTCTCGAAATCGCCCTATGCCTATAAAACGCTCTCAATCGAATTGTGAGCCGTTTTATTTCCTGTTAACCGTTTGTACGTATTGGTGCTTGTTGTCTCTGTCACGTTGCGATTTGACACCTATTTGACCGTAACGACTGCATTGATCACTCTATGACCCTGCTCATCGTTTAATCCTCAATGTCTTCGTTATCAATCCATCGTTGCAGCACAACAATCAGTTGCTGCGCCTGTTCCCTGTCGATTGCCAGACCGTCACTACCGATGGAAAGCATCCAGCCCAAATCTTCCACCTCCAGCCCATAGCAGTCTTCGTTTTCTGGAATAATCACGAAACACCCCCGTATTTGGTTATTTAACGTACCTAACACCAGCAGCCATTTGAGCCGCAGGAGTGACCCATGACGGAATATCTGATTTAGCAGCAATCGCCTTTCGTACAGGAGGAACAGGGATCCCCCTCTGGCTGCGCTTTACCCAATAATCCAGCTTCTCAGCCGCCAGATTCCGTAACTCATTTTCGTTCAGGTTCCGCTCTGAGCCCTGACGCCGAATATCGACGCAAATATGATAGAGAACGCTATGCGACCAAGGGTATTTCTCTGCGCTGTCGTACTTAAAAACTTTGTTCCTCCAGTCCCAATAAGCGCCCATGACATCATCAACGCTGACACCAAATACATTCGCGCCAGATTCGGCAACTAGACTGATAAACTCAGCCAGATCAGGGGGCCATGTATTGCCAGCAGCACAGCGATCGATACATGCCCGAACCACCTTACCGATCTGCGTTTCCGTCAGTTGCCCTATTGCAGCTATCCATGGTGATGATGGTTCCGCGCCGTTCTTCGCTATCCACCGATCCGCGTACAGCTCGATCATCGCCTGCCACAGATCGCGCATATTGCTCTCCGTAACGTTCTTCGGTTGCCCGTAAGAATTTCTGCATTGCGCGAGATTTACCACTCGCCCAGTGCTCTGGCTGTTTTCCTGCATCTGAACCTCCGTTATGTTTCAATTCAAAGAGCCCTTGCCAACAGTTGGCCATGCTCTGCTTGATGATCTCCGCCTGTCTTTGCAGGTCGCCGCCTGAAAGGTTTATCAGGTTTGTGATTGCCGCCCCTTCGCTTCTCGATGTTGGAGCATAGGATCTCAACTTGAGATCCTTCCTGTATCGCTTCCATTCCTCCCATGCCTCGACGTTCAAGTTATCGGGGTAAGGAAATTCCTTTTTTTGTTTTGGGGGAGTAAGAGGGGGATCTTTATTTATATCTTCCTCTTCCTCTTCCTCTGGTAACGCTTTTTGTAACGCTTGTTGCGTTACTTTTTGCGTTACATTTTTTCTATGTTCTGCCACCCTTCTGTTTGTAAGTGCCCGTTTTTTAGATGATTCCCCGTTATGCCTATCGAAGTTTGGGAAAATGAGAAAATTTCCATCATATGCAAGCCAACCGACATTAATCAGCGAATCAGCGAAACCGGTAACAAAAGCGATACGATCTAGTACGCTCTTTGTAACGCTGCCAGCGTTACCGTCTATTGTCTGTTGGTCGGCCCATGCCCATATGCGAACCAACTTCCCAAGAACGGCATCGGGATCGATACTTAACTCTTCGGCCATCTTGTGAATCTCTGGCTTGTCTGGGGTAATAACCTCAACCTTTATCCAACTGCTCGCCATCAGATCACCTCCCGCGCAGATCTAAGCAGATCACTTATCTCCTTTCTCTGGCGACCTGACGCCTCAGCCATGCATTGAACACAGCCACCATTGGTTACGTACCGCTCGCTATCGTGTCCGTATTTGCACAGTTTTCCCGTGTAGTACCTGTTTTTTCCTGACCTGATAGCCTCAAGTCTGGTAATTATTTTCACCCATACCCCCAAAATCTAAGATTTAGATATCGGTAATTTTGCACCAATACCGAAAAAGATCAACCAAATTTGCAAATTTGGTAATTCCGATCATCAATCCGTGATTTGGGCAACAAAAAAGGCCGCCAGTTGGCGACCTTCTCCGTCGTGGCTTCCCTTACAGGAACCACATTGTTAGCTCTTTTTTGTCAACACCAACACCGTTTGAATTCATTGATTTACTTAATCTTTTTATGAAATTAATGGATGGTTCTCGTGTCTTACGTATAACGTGGGTAACCATGTAATGCGCGGTGGTGCCAGCCTCGGACGCGATTTTATGCCGCATAGATTTGGACAGGCTGAGCCACGTCTGTTTCAGGTCAAATTGTTCCATAAAGCCCCCAAACACATCTTTAACCAAAAAATGATTACCTGAATGTAGCTCTTTTTCAGATTAATTACCACTCAGGTAAGTTTACCTGTCTGGTAATCAATGCTCTAATTATTTCAGGTTTATTGCATATTAAATTGTTATTTTTTGGATGGTGATGATGAGGGATTTGTTTGCGATTCGACGGGAAAACCTGATCGAAATAATGGAAAAACATTACGACGGGAAACAGGTGTCGATCGCTCGCGCCATTGGTCTAAATCCTACGCTGATTAGTCGCTGGATTTCTGGTAAAAAAATCGGCGACAAAATGGCTCGGAAGATTGAGGACGCCACTCGACAACCACGGAATTGGCTGGATATCGATCATAAAGATTACCTGATGCCATCCAAGCCGGCTGATGAAATAGGCGAGATCGGCATTATCGCAGCGAAAAACCTACGCGCATGGATGAACCATAATCCTCCGATGCGAAACCAGGCGAGAATCTCACGCGCCAGCGGCGTGGCCGCTTCTACCGTTGGTCGATTTCTGGACGCAGAAACCAGTATCAGCATTAACAACCTATATGCCATCGCTAGTGCATTCGGGCGCCGCGGTTACGAGTTGCTAATCTCCCCCGACGATCCGGAAATCATTAATTACGACAAACGTGGTTACGCGAAGCTGTCCAAAGAGGACAAGGCAGCAGTAGAGCAATTCATCGAATTTATGATCAACAAGAACGAAGCCAATCAATAGAGCGCCGCCCGGCGCCCACATCCTAACCCCTCCCAAAAAGATTACCTGCGCGGTAATTTTATTCGCATTAACGATTGACAACGGGTAATTATTGGTAATAATTGAGCATAAAGATTACCTGCGCGGTAATCACGCTCTTTAACAATAGGCAGGCACACACAACCCACAATCCCATTGTGCCGGGGATGTCTGAGCTAACCCGTTGAAATCGGAACGCCAGATCGGAATGTGACAATTTAAGACCGAAAGGGCGTTTTTTTACGCCTAAATGATTACCCACGGGGTAATCTATTTACTCTAGGGGTAATCATGAAATACGTATATCGCGATGGTAAATACACATTCACAGCCTGCGGCACTGGACAGATGCGCGAGTTCGACGATTTCCGCGCCGGATTGCATTGGGCATTTACAACCAAACATGCGGCTCACGTCGCGTCAGAAATGGGTGAGTAATCATGAGCAAACAAACAGGTGGACCAGCGTTTCCATATTCTGGCGTTCACAAAGGAGATAACGAAAATTACATAATTGATAATCACGGCATGACATTGCGCGATTATTTCGCAAGAGAGGCTCTTGGATTGTGTTTTGCGCAATATCTAAATCACGCCGAAGTTGAGGGATTTAGTGAAGGATGGCGGGAAGGGGTTGCAAGCGATGCTTACTTGATGGCCGACGCCATGCTGAAAGCGCGGGAGGGTTAGCCATGAACTACCAGCAAATGATCGAGGATCTCGTCGAATCGTATGAATCACTATTATCATCCGATCCCGACGAACAGGAGTGGCTAGAAAATGAGGTAATGACTCGCCTCAACAGCAAAGCGCTCGGAATTAATTTTGATGGGCTGCGTGGCGCATTAACCGATGTTTCTCGCAAGGCGTTCAGTCAGGAAGCCCGCGGACTGGTTGAGGGTCGCGACCCGCTGGATGCGTATTTCTATTCCAGCGCAGTAGAGGAATACCTGTCCGGCGTTCAATGCGACCTGATGCGCCAATGCGTCATTCTGGAACGTGCGCTGGCTCTGTCAGCGGCGGCGAATCCGACATATGAGCGGTTGTCTACGGGGGAATGGGTATCATGATGAAAAATGCAGGAAGCATGGATCGGAGTAAGTACCTTGGCGGCTCGGACGTAGCCGCCATCCTCGGTATTAGTCCGTGGAGGACGCCTTTAGAAGTTTATCTGGATAAGGTGCAACCACGGGTAAAACCTATCGACCCAGCTAAGCAAAAGGTTTTCACTCGCGGCCAGCGCATGGAGCCTTACGTAATTGACCTTCTGGCCGAAGAAACTGGTCTGGATATCGTACATCGCGGCAACCGCTACATTCACCCTGATTACGGATTCATCGCGGCTGAAATTGACGCAGAGGCGGCCAGCGGGGAAAACATCGAGATCAAGACGGTAAGCCCATTCAAAGCGAAGGAGTGGGGGGAAGTGCAGACCGATGCAATCCCCGTTCATTACACCGCTCAGGCTATGCACGGCATGATGGTAACGGGAAAAGATGTGTGCGTGTTCGGCGTTCTCATTGGTGGTGATGACTTCCGCATCTATCGTGTTGAGCGTGATCAGGAAACGATTGATGCAATACTGGCGCGCGAAATTGAGTTTTGGGATCGGGTAACAAATCTGAATCCACCGCCTGCCAGCACGGTTAGTGACATCATTTCGATGTTCGAAAGTGACGCGGGAACCAGCATCGAGGCAGACGGCAAAGTTATTCAGCTTTACAACGACCTGCGTGCACTCAAAAAACAGGAGAAAGACGCAAAATCAGAGATCGACGTTATCGAAGAAAAGTTAAAGCTGTTTATGCAGGATAACGCGATCCTTTCCGTTGACGGCAAGCCGATTGCCACATGGAAAACGCAAAGCAGTAGCCGCTTCGACCAGACAGCATTCAAAGAAGCACACCCCGGCCTATACGATAAGTTCAAAAAGTCCTCAACCAGTCGAGTTTTCCGACTGAAATAATCTACGGAGATATTATGTCGACTAACGCATTAAAAGCTGCGGCAACCGGCGGCGCGGTTACGCGCACCAACGAAAAACCTAAAACACTGGATCAGTTGCTTGCCAGCCCAAAAATCAAGGCGCAAATGGCGCTTGCCCTTCCCCGCCACATGACGGCTGACCGGCTTGCCCGTATCGCCACCACGGAGATCCGCAAGGTGCCGAAGTTGGCAACTTGTGATCAGGTGAGTTTTCTCGGCGCGATTATGCAGTGTGCGCAGTTGGGCTTAGAGCCGGGAGGCGCGCTTGGACACGCCTATCTACTTCCGTTCGACAAGCGCCAGAAAGTTAATGGTCGCTGGGAAACGGTGGCAACTGAGGCGCAATTGATTATCGGTTATCGCGGCATGATTGACCTTGCACGCCGATCCGGTCAAATCCTTAGTATCTCTGCGCGAACTGTCTACCAGAATGACAAATTCAGCTATGCGTATGGGCTGGAAGAGACACTGGAACATGTCCCGAATGAAACCGGAAACCGCGGCGATCTAACCCATGTCTATGCCGTGGCGCGACTAAAAGACGGTGGTGTGCAATTTGAGGTAATGAGTCGCGCTGATGTCGAGAAAGTCAGAGCCATGAGTAAGGCAGGCAGTAATGGCCCATGGGTTGACCACTTCGACGAAATGGCGAAAAAGACGGTTATTCGCCGCCTGTTTAAGTACCTGCCAGTATCTATCGAGCTACAACAAGCTGTTGTACTGGATGAGAAAGCCGAAGCTGGCATAGCGCAGGACAACGGCGCCGCGTTGACTGGTGAGTATTCGGTTGTTGACGATACGCCACCTCCGTCGCTTGCCAATGACGAAATAAATCCTGATGAATTACTATCCGGCTTTGTGGAAGCTGCCAACGTCGCTAAGACCGTAGAAGAACTGGACGCAGTCTACGCAGCAGTCGCCGCGCCACTCGCCAGTCACTACGACGTGTTGCAGCAGGTTACCGATATTCACGGTACGCCATGATTGCCGGTTATGTGTTCAGCATTCTGGCGAAGGACGGAATTCAGGAAAATGTAGCCGCACTCGTTAAATCTATTTTTTGGCTGCCAGTAATGGCTATCGTAATTTATGTATACATCGTCGCCAGAGTGTTTGGTGATGAGGGCAATCCGACAGATTAGGAATAACCGCATGAAACAGGCATACGGAAAGAAAAAACTGGTTGAGGTAGTACCGTTATCTATCGCCACCATTGAACAGCTTGAGCGAAACGGTGATTTCCCTAAGCGATTTTACATCACTGACCGCCGGGCGGCATGGAATGCCGACGAAGTAGAAGCGTGGCTGGATGAACGGCAGGCCAATGGGCCAAAGACGCTACAAACATTCATCCCACCATCACCCAAAAAACGCGGACGCCCGCCAAAGCATGCACCAGCGTGACCGCATCACCCCGCCTTAATCCACCCATCTATCATATTGGCCCAATCCTGAAGCATTTCGCGCCGCTGCTGCGCGTATTCGGCTTTGTTATAAACGGCACGGACGCCCCGTTGTTCATGGGCCAAGCATTTTTCTATCCAATCGCTGTTATATCCCGCCTCATGCAAAATCGTGCTGGCAGTTCGGCGTAGGTCATGCACTGTAAAGTGCTCGATCTTCTCGCCGTTCTGCTGCGCTTTCTGCACTGTCTCCGTAACCACCTTGTTTAGTGCCGATGTTGATATGTGTTTTTGCAGGTCATAACGGCCTGGTAATAAATAAGGGCTTCCACCAGCACACATTTTCAAACCCGTAATAATATCCATAGCCTGCTGTGACAGGTAAACAACATGCTGGCGCCGCGCTTTCATGCGCTCCGCTGGCACCGTCCATGTCGCGTTAGCAAAATCAACCTCCTGCCATTCAGCTTTCGCCAGTTCGGTCTTTCGCGACATTGTCAGCAGAATTAGCTTTACCGCCATACGCAGCGATCCCTGCGATGTCATTGTGTTTAGGGTGCGAAAGAAAATCCCTATCTCATAAGGGGATAGTGAGCGCTCGCGTGGCTCGAACGTAGCGATCGATGACGCCTTAATGTTGTCGGCAGGGTTAGTTAAGTTCAGACCACGGTCAATCGCATAGGTAAAAACGCTACCGACGATCTCGCGAACCTGTAGCGCCGTCGCTCTTGCGCCGCGATCCAGTATTTTTTCACAGAGCGCACGCAGTGCTGCGGGCGTTATCTCATGCATAAGACGGTTGCCAAGTGTCGGTATTAAGTCGCGGTCAATAACGGATTGCTTCATTGCCCGTGTGCTGTCGGCCAGCCTGACGTGCTTCATGTAGGCGACGGTATAGTCGGAGAATTTCGGCGCGCCACTGATAGATTTTTTACCGTCACGCTTCGTGGCAGCCGGTGATATACCTGCGTTTACCTGCCTTTTGACGGTAATGAGTGCGTCCCTTGCTTCCGCCAGCGTAATACCGTCACCACCATACCGACCGAGGGTTACGGTTTCCCTTCGTCCATTGATCCGATAGTCGTATCTAAACGATACGGCCCCTGCGGGAGACACGGCAACATATAGGCCATCGCGGTCTGTGACCTTGTAGAGTTTATCCTTCGGTTTGAGGCTTTTTATTTTTGTGTCCGTCAGCAT